CAAAACTTTTTCTTTCTTTGATAGCTAAATTATTGGCGTCAAACGTGGTGGAAACGTTGCCTTTTGCGGTCTTGCCCATTGTTTGGCCAACCGTTTTATCTTTGTTAAGTCCTGTTTCAAAACCCGCCGTACCGGAAGCGCCAAGTTTTGCGAACGTATCCTTGAAAGAACCGTAGATATCCTTTACTTTTTCAGTTGCCTTTTCTTCCTCTTCTAAGTTGAATTTTGTTTTTTGCAACAAATCTCCGATCCATGATGTCAGCGGACTTTTGCTGGTTACTGAAGCAAGGCTATCGACAAAATCATTCCAGCCTTTTTTCATGGAATACACAAAAACTTCCCAGGCTGCTTTAATATCTGAAAAAACATCAGTCCATTTTGGCCCCTTCAAAGAATACCCTAATACGATTTCACCATTATCAATGGCTTCTTTTTGAGCATCGGAATAGATATAATCACCAATAGCTTTTCCAATTCCGAGCATCCCTTCCTTGATGGCGGGCCAAATAAGAGCGCCAATTGCTTTAAAAGTTTCTTTAAACGAAACAAAAAGATCTCCTAAATCCAGTCCATCAAAGAAACCTGAAATATCCTCAGATAACTTTCCCTTGTCAACCCCGTTTGCCACATCAGTGACAAGCTTCAGTACCTTTTTTATCGTGTCATGGATTGTTTTTCCGATCTTTTTTCCGTCGATCTTGTCCAGCGCCCCGTCGATAAAGTTGGTGATCTTTGTCGCCAGTGTGTCAAAATCCGTTAGATTGACCGCCGTATCAATCGTATTGATCGCCGTCATAATGGCGTTGCCGACCAGTTCACCGGCCGACTTTCCATCGAAGTCCTTGACGAAACCGTTAAAAGCGCTGGTAATGTTCGTCAGCCATTTCGTGATCTTTCCGCCGATGTTCTCCCAACTGATCTTGTCGTTTGCGGTCTTGATCAGGCCGTTGATTTTTGCGGCAAGCGTCTGCCCAACTTCCGTCCACTTGCCGTTTTCGACCATTTTCTTGATCTTCGCGGCAAAGTCGCTGATCTGCGGGTCTACCGTGGCGTACTCAAACATAGAAGAGTAATCCGAGGCGGTCAGTTTTTTTTTGCCCTTCCTGCTGGAGTTATCTCCATCAAGCGGGTTGATCTCGTCAATGCCGAGAATCGTGCGTTTCAGTTCCTTCGCGCTGCCGGTGGCGTCGTCCAGCGCGTCGCCGTATTTCGTCGGATATTTGATGGCCTTGATCCATTTCCCGGTGATACCGAGCGCGGACAAAAACTGATTGACCACGTTGACAAGGCCGACGAATTTATCTACGACAAATTCAACAGCCGGGGCCAGCGCGTTGATCAGCGGGGCAACAGCCGCGCCGACGCTGTTCTTGAGGTACAGCATTTCGGTACTGATGCTGTCAAGCGACTTTGCCAGCAGCCCTCCGGTCACCTGCGAAAAATAATAGGCGTTTTCAAGACCAAGCGAAAATCCCTCGCTGATCTCCTTCAGTACGGTTCGGATCAGCCTGTAACCGGCAATACGTCCCAGCGAACGGAATACCTGATTGATCTTACCGGCGGCCTCGCTGGCGTGTCGTGCAAGATTGATAAAAGGCGAAAGAATCAATTTCGCCTTGAATTTTTGCAAGCCAATATACGCTTTTGCAAATGCGGCAACGACCTTTATAGCGACGACCGCCGCCACCGCCTGCCAGCCGCCAGCGCTGGCCCCGGCGATTTCCCCGGCTTCCCCTGCAGCGGCTCCGGCTTTCCCTGCCTCACCGCTCATTTTGGCAAAGGCTTCCCCGGCACGGGTCGCGCCGTTTGCGGCTGCAGTCGTTCCGGAACCTCCGTCCGCGCTGCCGATCTTCATTTCGCTGAAAATTGATTTCAGCGACGAAAACCCGCCCAGCAGAGAAGATGCGTTCCCGGTTTTCAGACCGTTGAAAATCCCGCTGATACCGCTCTGCACCTTGCCGGTATTTTTAGTGATATCAGCAAGGCTCATGGAAAACTTCTTTCCGCTTGCGGCGGCTTTGTTCTGCGTCTGGTTCAGTTTTTCGGTGGCTTTCTCCGCGTTGGAAACGGCGCTTTCTTCCTTCTTTGCCGCCTGTTCCGCCGACTCTGCGGACTTCTTAATATCATCGCTGAACTTCTTCTCGCCGCCTACGCCCTTCATCGCGTTCTTGACGTTTTTCAGCGACGCCGCCAGTTTGTCCAGCGCCGAAGCCGCGTTGCTCGCAGACGCTTCGATGCGTATTTCAAGCGTATCAAGCTCTACTGCCATTTATCTCACTTCCTTTATTCGGAACTCTCCGCGTCCGGCTTCACTCCGCCTCCGCGTCCTCCGGCTCAATGGGGTTGTCATCAGGCTCAATCTTGTTCTCGCTGATGGTATAAGTGTATTTGCTCGGATAAGGGTCAATTGCTTCTCCGTATTCGTCGCCGGTTTCGTTTTTAATCACGGTGTAACCCAGTTCTGAATAATAGCGAATCAGGTTTTCGTTATCCTTGTAGGGATATTCCACGTCGGCAGATTCACCGGGATTGTGCGGTATGTTTTCGGGCATTTTATACCACCTCCCAAACTATATCAGTTAATGCGCTCCAGTTGGTAGCAGATTCCCAGCCGTTACCAGTGCCGAGCGTGGTATCTGACAGCGCGGCAGGGATGCGGATGACACAGCCAGTGGCGTGACCCAAAGCGGCAACGTTGTATAACGGTGGAATTTCGGTGCAATGGGAAAAGTCATAAAGCATCATACTTCTGCAACACCTAAAACAACCGCTTGTTATTTTGGTAACTTCCCCATCGAAAAATGCGCTCTCCATCGAGTAACAGTTATAAAATACTGAATCTCCAAATGTAACATTTTTCCTCAAATGGATTGTTTCCAAAACTGCACATTCATAAAACGAATTTACATCAAGAAAGATGTCGTTGTTTGGGAATACAAATTCTTTGATAACATTACACCCAAGGAAACATGAATTTATCAATTCTACCACGCCATCAGGAATTGTAATATAATTAATTTTATTAAATAACCCTAAACTACTTGAAAAACCCGATTCCAAAACTTTATAAGCATACTGTTTTGGAATCGTTGTCCACGTACCCACAAACCTTGCACTATGCGGATACCCGTCCGCGTCGTAGTCCTCAAACACCAAGCCCTTCGCCGGGTCAGTATTTACCATAATTTCTGCGTCGGCGTAATCCGTCACGTCCTCGGTCGTGGTGCCGTTTGCCGTGATCGAAATCTGCTTCGTCCCGGTCGGCCCCGGCACAGCCACGTCCACGGCGGAGTAATTCGTCACGTCCTCGCCGGTCACGTTCTGCGTGATGAGTTTTGTCCCCGACGGGAACACCCCCTGCGGCACGTTCACGTTTGCGGTGGCTTTCCCGGAAACAGATACCTGTCCGTTCTGCGTGATGTCAACACTTCCGGTCGGCACAACGTACTCCGGCGGGATGGGGTTCACCGTGACCGTATCCAGCCCGTCATAACCCGCATCCGCTTCAATCGTCTGCGTCTGCTCCGTTGGCGTGACCGTTTTGTCCTGTAAATCCGGCACAACCTCAACGTGCGCCGTCTCTTTCATCGTCACGTCATAGTCACCGTTCTGCGTGATATTTTCCGTCCCTTCCGGGAAAACGCCAACCGGAACCGCAACGTTGGCAGTTCCGTACCGCGCCACGTCCACAGTACCGTTTTCTGTGATGTCGATCTCTTCCGTCGGCTCCGGAATCGCCTCCACCGTCACTTCCGAAAAAACGCAGCCGGGGTCAGGTCTCACCGTCTGCGTTTCGTAGTCCGGCGTGACGGTCGCCGTCTGTTCCGGTTTTAGTCCCGCGTCGTCGAAGTGCATTTCATAGTCTTCCTCCGGGCGCAGGTGCATCTCATAATCAGGGTTCGTCATCGTTGATCTCCCTTTCCGGATAATTTGCCAGCACCGTCAAAACAAGCGGATCCTTACCGGCCTTTCGTTCGCCGCCTTCCGCCCAGTCGAGGAACATCTGCGCCTTGAAAAAGGTGGAAAGCAATGCGCTCTGCTCCTGACTGACGAAAAACTGGATCGTGTCGTAAGTCACCACGCGGATATTTTCGCCGCTTACCTCAAACACCACCTGATTATTCTGCACGAACGAGATCAGAAAACTACCCTCGTCCACCGCTTCGCAGTTCAGGTTGCAGACCTTCAGCGTCCGCCACCCGTCCGTGTATCTCTGAATCGTGTTTTCCGCCACGATCATTCCCTCCTTTTATTCGGTCTCTATATAACAACGGCAGTTTGCGTTATTCTGCGCCAGCACAAAGTCCCCGGGGAACCGCGCCCTGTCGCCGTCAAAGGTATAAAAATACTCTCCGGCCCGCACGGTCACGCCTTCCAGATAGACGTGCGTCTCCCGCACCCTGTCGTCTGCCAGCGTCCGCCACGTGACGTTTCTGCCGTTTTCTTCCGCAGCATTGAAAGCGCCAAGCGAATAACACCTGTGCGCTTCGCTTTCCACCAGCGCCTTGATCCGTTCTCCGTCTCCCTCACGGAAATACCCGGAAAACTTCTCGCCGATGCTCTCCCCGTCGTATTCCTTGCCGGTCACTTCCCGCCGCGTCTCTTCGCCGCGCCGTCCTGTAAGCGACGAACGCAGACCGGCGACGGTTGCGTCCGTAACGCCGCCGCTCTCTTCCCCCATGATGTACGCGGCGGCGGCCCAGCCCTCCACGTACATGTCCAGCAGCGTATCGAAAAACGCCTCTTTTGCCGCCTGTTCGGTGCCTTCCCGTTCCATAGCGGCCACGGCCAGCGTCGCGGAGAGCAGATTGATTTCGTCCAATTTCAGCAGATACCGCTGTTTGACTTCTTCGTTCATTCTTTCCGCTCTCCGTTCCTGCTGATCCAGTCCTTGCGCATCTTCTCAAAATATTGTTTGATTTTGCGCTGTTCCGCCTTTGCGGCGGCTTCTTTTTCTTCCTTTGTCTTTCTGGCCACGTCGTAAGGCTTTTCCGGGTAACTGACCGACTTCGCCCCCTTCTTTTTGAAGGCGTTGGCCATAGTAACGGAAAAGGCGTCGTAAACGTAAAGCCCCTGTAACCACAGGCTTTCGTTCTGCCGACGCCTTCGCAGCTCGTCCGCCCTGCGGTATGCAGCCGCCAAGTACGGGTCGCCGTACCAGTATTCGTCCGCGTTCATGCCCATGGCAAGGTACGTCGGAAAGGCGTCGTAAAATATCTCTGTAAAGGTTTTCCGTGACGGTTCCGCGCTTACAGCAGCACCGTCACCTTCCTGTTTTTTTCGCGTTCCTCTTTCTCTTCCTCGGTTTCGTCTTCTGTCAGCGTCCCGAATGGAGCCGCGTAAAGCTGGCCCAGCCGTTCCAGCAGGCCTTCCGGGATGTTCTGAATGCCGCCCCAATCGTCGATGATCTTGTCCGTGTTGGCCTTTGCCATGTTGGGGTGATGCATACGGAACGCCAGCCAGAAAAATTCATAGATTTTTGTCATGGGGTATTTGTCGATTTCGTCCGGGATAAAGCCCCGGGCCTCTGCAAAGCGGACCGTATCGCGGGAAAATTCCAGCGTGTACTCGGTGTTTTTTTCTGTGTCTTTGAGAATGATCGGCTTGATCTTTTCCATTGTTTTTTTCTCTCTTTCTTCTTTTAAGATTTCAGACGGCGTCCTCGCCCGCCTGATTTTTTATGCGGAATTATCCGACGCTCACTTCACGCACCGCATACGTGACGCTGTTCAGGCTCTTTGCCACACGTGACACCACAAAATTGTGTTTCGTGTCGTTCTCCGGCGTCCGCCCGATCCACAGGATGCTGTTCTCATTGATGGGGCAGGTCAGATCGGAAGTGACAAGGGTGTGGGTATAATCCGTGCCTGCGCCGAACTGATCCAGCTCCGCGCTGCCTCTCGCTGCGGAAACGCTCATCCGCACCGCAACCGGCTCCGAATACTCGGCGGGTCTTTCGCCCGTCACGTATCCATCCGCGTCTCTTGCTACGGCCTCGCCGGTGTACAGCGCGTAATAAACGGTCTGCTTGTTGCGGGATAAACACCTCATATACTCACACCCTTCTGCTGGCGGGAATGATCCAGCTGATTGTTTTTGCCTCTGATCAGGTGCTGGCCGCAGCCCACACAGGCTCGCCGGTGGGGACGATGTACGCGGTGTTCTCCAGCACCTCGTCCACCTCCGCGCCGCCGAAGGAAAGCTCCGCGGGCGTACCGGTGAAGTAGAAGCTCTCAAGGCCGCTGTCCTCGGGATAGGCAAACTCAAACCAGATCTGCTTGCCGCCGGTAAGACCGGAATAGGCGGTCATGAGCGCCGTCCACGCCGTGCGGAAATCGCTGCGGTCATTGACCGTCAGACCGATGCTGCCGCCCGGATCCTGCAGACCCATCACGTAAGTGTGGAACTTTTTGGCCGCGAGGGTCGTTGTCTGAACCGTGTTGGGTTCGCCGCCGAACTCGGGGATGGATTTGACGCCGGGGATCTCCGTATAGCCTGAGGTGGGACGCGTACCGGCGGTCGTCTCAACGCAATACTTGACAGCCATCCCGGCGCTGATAAAATCAAGTGCCATCTTTATTCTCTCCTTTGCTCTTCTTATTCGCTTTTTCTTTTTCGGGCTTGTTCAGCGCCGCCTTGCAGTAATGGCAGACGGCCTCCTCGCCCGTATTTTTTTTGCCGCAGTAAGGGCAATTCATAAAAATCACTCCCTGTAAAGGTGTACGACCGTCACGCCGTCAACGTCACGGCCCTCGTCGTGCACGACCCGGTAGCGGGCCGTGATGCGGTAAACGGAGCGGTCGATGTTCGGCGTCGGGCTACACATGGTCCGCACCATGTTCATCCGGCAAAGGATCTCGTCCACCGCCGCCATCAGCGCTTTGGCCTCACTTTTCTTCGTCCCGGCCTTGTTGCTGAAAACGTTCACAGTAAAGTAATCCGTCATGTGGTGCGGAAAAAGACTCCTGTCAAGAGACCGTTCATAAACGGCGCTGTCGTCAAGCGAAATGCACACACATGGCAGACGCTCCGGCTTTTCCACGTATTCGCCCAGCACATCCGCCTCCGGGTAAGAAAGCGCGATCCCGTCCGTCACCTGATTGATCACGTAATTCTCAATATCGACCACGGTCTCCCGCCTCCTTTTTCTGTGTCGTTACGTAGCACGGCGTCTCACGCCGTTTTTGATTCGCAACGCCTTCGCCATTGCCTATTTCCCGAACGTTTTTCTTGCCATCTCCGGGAACTGCCGTTTCAGCTCCAGTTCAGTCTTCAGCATAAACATATCGGCTTTGATACCGTGCGTGTAGCCGTAGCCGGTATGCACGTCGCCGTTCTGCGTGTGCCGCACGATCTCATAACGCGGATCGTCCGTCGGATAGAACCAGCCCTGATTTAACCCGTGCTGTTCGCCGTACTCGCCGATGCGGAAGCCCAGCCGTTCGCCGTCCGGGTGAGGGGAGCCGTTCGGGTTGCCGTTCCAGTAGACACCCGTGCCGAACTCCAGCCATATCGCCTGACCGCCCGCGACGATCACGCCGCTGTTTCCCTTGCGGTAGCCGTGAATGCTGCCGACGGTCTCTCCGGTGTCAATGTGCGTCACATGGGCAATGGCGTATGCCTCTCCCTCCTTGCACATAGCGGTGATCAGGCGCTGCATTTTTCCGTACATCTTTCGCTTGTAGGCTTTGACTTCCTTGATCGCCGCGTCGATACCGGCCTCTGACAGAACAACCTTGATGACCGTTTTCTTTGCCATTGACAGCCACGCCCTTTTTTACCGCATATTCACGTAAGGCACGATCCGGTTCAGGATGTCGCTGTCGTCCGCACTGGCGTAAGTCCGGCTGATCCCGTTTTCGCTGTGAGCCGTTTCGCCCTGACCGCCGCGGCGCAAAAACTGACGCGCCGCCAACTCGCACTGCATCATGTCGTACTGCGACGGAAATACCGTCATCGGCGGAATGCCGTGCGGATAAAGCCGCTGCAAAATCATATTGGCGGCAACGGAAAGATACAGCAGCATGACTTCCGGCGTCGCCGCCTCGTCGTTCTCCGTCAGCATCGTCGCGTATAAAAGCTTCTGATTTTCGCTCATATCATTTCCCGCCTTTCGCCGCCATGCGGCACTACTGCCTATTGCCTATTGCCTGCCGTCTTCTTCGGCCTTCCCTTTGGGGCGGCCTTCTTCTCGCCGCCGTCTTCCTCTGCGGGTTCGGCCTTTTCCGGCGCTTTAGCTCCGCTCTCCGCGCTCCGATCTTCCTTCTGTATCGACCCCAGCAGACGCAGTTCGTCCGCGTCCGCCGGGTCGATCTCAAAGGGGATTCCGGCCCGGTGCGTTGCGCCGTGATAAACAACGTTGCAGCCCGGTGTGAATCTCATATCAATACACCTTGATGCAGGCGCACTCGTCCATGCCTTCAAAGGAGGGCAGCACGATCTCGGAAGCGAAGGTGTTGACGTTGACCGGGTGCGGCTCCACCACGCGGGTGATGGCAACGCCGGTGTTGACGATCTCCACGTCCGCCGCGTCGCTGCCCAGCAGATCCGCTTCCTCGGGGGTCGTGCCGAAGTAGGAGCTGCCCACGGGTCTGGCCGGTACGATGGCGACGTAGCCGTCGGGAACGAACTTCTTCGTGACCTTGCTTTCGTCCCGGAACATCTTGTCGTACACGGTGATGGAAACGCTCGCGGCGGCTTCCATCGCCGCTCTCGCTTCCGCGCCGGTCACGTAGATGCGGGTCACGTCCAGACCGGGGAACACTCTCTGCTTGAGCGCGTTGCAGGCGGTCATGGCGTCAAAGGTCGCCTGGTTCATGATGACCACGGTGCTGTCAGCGCCGTACAGAGAGCGGAGGTTGTTTCTCGCGGTCTCGATGGTCTTCACGGGGTCGGCGGTGGAGGGAGCATCCCACTTGTCCGTGCCGGTCAGCACGGTGTAGTTGTTCGCTCTCCACTTGCCGTCCGGGTCGTAGTTGTAGGTGTAGTTGACGCCGTTGGCCACGATGGAAATGCCCGCGTTGCCGTTCTCGGGGAAGAGAAGCTGCATACGCATTCTCTCAGGCACAACAGCCGCGCCATCGATCAGGTCGGCAGCGTCGCGGAAGATGCGGTCCAGCACCTCCTGCGCGTAAGGATCGGCGGAACTCTGCGCCCGCAGGATCTCCTGTCTGTCCTTCTCCTTGAGCTTAAACCCCTCACGGAAGAAGGGCATTTCGGTCTCGATCTTCTCCACGCCGATTCTGTCGCGGAAGGTGGCCTTCGCGTCGAACGCGGAGGGCATCAGGGAGATGGGGAGGCCACGGGAACCCTTGAACCAGTTCAGGTCCAGACCGGCCTTTTTCTGCGCCGGGAACAGGCCTTCGCCGAGATAGGGGATGCGGTTGGAGCCAACCTCGTTCCAGTACGCCGCAACGGCGGCGGGGGTCAGAATATCAAGAATATTCATCTTTCTCTCTCCTTTCGTCAGGCTGCGGCGGTCACGGTGACGGAGATCGTCACATCGTTGCCCGCTTCGTCGGTCGCGGTAATGACGGCGTTACCGGCGGCCACGCCCGTGATGGTCAGCGTACCGGAGCTTTCCGCGCCGGTGGCGACGGCGGTGTTGTCACTGGTGACGGTGATATCGCCGGAGGCGTTCGCCAGCGTGACGGCGGCAGTGCCGCCTGCCGCTACGATCACAGCGTAAACGCTGGCCGTCAGCGCGGTATTGACGCCGATGTTCTCCCGGAAGCAGATGCCGGGGATGGCGGCGGACAGAGTGGCCGCTGTGGCGGTGATACCCGCGTTGGCCTTCGCCTTCGCGTAGTCCACCACGCCCTGCACGACCATTGCGCCGTTGGGGTTTTCCGTGGGGTCCACGTCGTAAAGCAGAATGCCCACAGCGCCGGAGCCGTTCAGAGCGGCCGCGCCTGCGGCAGTCAGAGGCGTACCGGCTTTGAGTACCGCTGTACCGGCGCATTTGACAGGCACGGCGGCAAATTCGTCGGCGGCAAGGATTTCAACGTTGCTGCCGATCTCTTTGCTTTTCAGCTTCATATACTTTTCCTCTCTTTCAAAAATTATTTATTGAGCATACCTTCAAGCACCTTGGCCGCGTCCGCGTTGTTCTTCGCGGCGCGTTCGCCCAACTTCTTTGCAAAGGTCACGTCCTCGCCCTGCGCTTCGCCGTCGGCGTTTCCGCCGGGTTTCGGTCCGCTCTTCGCGGCGGCGGCAAGGATCTCTTTCTCCCGGTCCTCCGCGTGCTTCTTCATGTTGGCGAAAACGGTCTCCGTATCGCCCTCATACTGCGCCTTCGCGGTGGCCTCGGCCATCTGCTGGGAATACCCGAGCGCGGCGTATTTCGCCGTCAGCTTCGTGATGGTGTTTTCCTTCAGCAGCGCCTCGATCTTGCGCTCGGTCTCGGCCTTTTCCTCTTCCGCCTTTCTGGCGGCTTCTTCCCGTTCGGCGGCGGCTTTTTCTTCAGCGCTCATGCGTTCACGCAGCTGCTTCTTGAACTCTGCCGCTTCGCCGTTGGCCTTGCTGATCAGTTCCTTGTACCGTTTCAGCGTCGCGGAATCCTCCGTCTGATCCTGAAACTCAAAGCTTTCCAGCGCCGCCAGTTTCTCTTCCGCCGTCATATCGGCGTAACCGGGGATGGTGCTTGTGTCGATTTTCATATTGTTCCTCCTGCGAAATTTGTATAGCGCGTTCCCTCGCGCATTCTGCTGCTTTTCTGCCGTCCGTTCCCGTTCAAAAAGCGCTTTCTTCCCGTTCCCGGTCCCGGCTCGGGTATGCTCCCGTCCGCGTTTTTCCGTCTTCCCTGACGTTTTTTCAATGAGCGGCACGCTTATGCTGTTGCCTGCCGCCTATTGGCTGTTTTGTTTCCGCGCCCCCGCCTGCGCCGAAAGTCCCACTGCCTTTTCCGGCTTTCGTACCCTTATTTATTCCTGTAATGCGGCTTAAATCACTGTTTCGTTCTCTTCGCCGCTCATGTCTTCCACGTTCTGCGCGGCCTCTTTTGCCATGTCCGCCAGCGTCTTCACGTATTCTCCGCTTTCTCTCGCCGCCTCTTCCGGATCCACAAACAGACCGCACACGTTGAACGCCAGCCGCGGTGCAACCTTGTCTGTCCCCAGCAGAGAAGTGAGCGCCTGAACCTTCGTCAGCAGCGCGTCATACTGCCTGCGGGTGAACCGGTAATCCACGTCGATCAATTTCAAATCAAGATCGCCGGTCATCCGGCAGAACCGCAGCACGTGACGTAGCATATCGTGTTCGGCGAGCTTGAACATGGCTTCGCTGTCCTTCGCTCTGCTTTCCGCCTGCGTCCAGCCGTTGCGCATAATCACCGCGCCGTTGTTGGAAGAATCGCTGGTGCTGCCGTCGCTCTGTGAAGGCATTCCGACAATGGTCAAGACAGACCGGTACAGATCATCTTTAAGGGTCTGCGTTTCCGTCTGGTTGAGCTGTTCGGAAAGGATCTTGATTTCCGCCTTGTTGTCGTTGACGGAAGACAACTCAATAATTCCTTTGGCCTGAATTTCGCTTGAAGTCGTGCCCTCCGGCAACTGGCAGTTATACAGTACGATCAGCGACTGAATGAACTGCGCCACGCCGTCAAGCCGGTTGCTGTCGAGGTCGTTGATGGCGTTCAGCAGGGAAAGCACCGGTTCAAAAGCGCCCATCCGCGCCTGATTGGCGGGATATTCAAAAATCGGAATGCCGTTGACGTTCTGAATCCGGTTCATGTCTGCGTCTTCGATTCGCTCCACCCGCGCCAGCTCTTCCGCCTGCGTGAAGGGGCTGCGCTCAAAAACGACCTCTCCGGCTTTGACCTCAAAATAGGAATCCTTTGTGTAAACGCTGAAATAGGGCTGTCCATCCGCGTCCTTCTGCCACAGAACGCCCGCCATGCGCCGGTGATCCACCGTCGCGGCGTAGATCACAAAACAGAAACGCGGGTCAAGCGTGTAAAGACGGAAGGGCGCTTCGTCTTCGCCGTCTTCCTCGTCGCCGTCAGGAGGAAGCACCATCCGGTACGACGTGCCGCAGATATGCTGCCAGTCGAACAGTTCCTTGTCCTTGCTGGCCTTGCATTCCATCCGCATGAAACTATTCAGTTTGGAAACCGCCTCGCAGGTGGTCTCGTCGTCGTTAGCGGAAACGTACTGGATCGGCTCACCGCAGATATACGCCGTCTTGAAACTGACGATTTCAAGCGCCCGGTTTTCCACAATCTTGTTGCAGATTTCAGGCCGAATCTGTTTGACGCGGTTGAGAATGTCCTGTTTTCCCTTATACACGTTGTAAAGGTACTGGATCTGCGCCTGATTCTGTAAAAAGGCGGAATTTGCCTTGCCGATCACGGCAACGACGTTGTCACGGGTGATCTCCCGCTCCCTTGTATAAATCGTCTTGCGTCCGTAAAAGCCCATTCCGTCACCTCATTTCATTCTAAAAAAAAAAAAGGGCCGTACCCGTTCCACTCCCTGTGGAATCGGTAACAGTCCTTCTTTTGACCGCTGCGCCGCCGCTTTTTCAGCGACGCCGATATTCAGTCTGTTTGGCGATTTTCACGCCGCAAATTGTTTCCATGCGCAACCGCAAAGAACCGCACTCGCAAACGGTTCAGGGCGGCATTCGCCTTGCGCCCTATCAATACAAAAAAGGAAGCCTTACAATATGGCTAATAGCGCTGCGGACGAAAAACCCGTAAACGTCCGCAGGCCGTCTGGTTGTCGTTTTGTCCTGACGGGAGCAAAGGCGCCGCGTCAGGATCAACCGGCGATTTTCACGCCGCCAATTCCTTTCATACGCAACGGGGGGACCGGTTCTGGAATCGTCTTCCCCCGCATTGGCCTTGCGTCTTTTTGGTAGGACAAAAACACAAATGAAAGCACCGTTCAAATGTAAAAAGGAGATAAACAGAATGATCTCAGTTCTCTGAATCGCTGCTGTCGCGTTTCTTTGTCAGCACGTGTCTGCCGATCTCAACGACGCACACGTTCATGGCGACACCCTTTCTCGGCAGATTGCGGATCTCAAGGATCTTGCCTTCCTCAAGCGCGTTATTGATCAGCGCACAAAGCTGACCGTCCGATCTGATATCGACCACGATAACGCCCTCCGCAAAAAAATAAAGATAATTTTATACTTTAATAATACCGCATATTGTATGAAAAATCAATCCGTACACAATATGCGGTATCATATAAATAATATGGTTTTTCTTATTTTTTCCCCGTGTCCGTGCCGTCCTTCGCTTCCTGAAACGCCCGTCCGGCTCTCCAAAGCGCCAGCGTCACGGTGGCAACCGGGGCCGTCCACGCCAGCACCACGCACACGATGGGGATATCAACCTGCCCGCGCAGGGCGTAGAGCAGCGCCAGCAGCGCCGCCTCAATCAGAATCGCCATCAGTCGCCCCTCCTGTCGCAGTTGCCTTCCAG